GGACTCGTGAAAACTTGAAAGAAATTCGAGACGGGCGAAAGGACTGGGAGCATCGTGTTCAGGTGCTGTCAGTGTCGCCGCGGCGTCGAGGGCCAGCGTTAGCGAGGTTTGAATGAGTCTAAATTTTATAGATAAAACCGTCGCTTTGTTCTCGCCTCGTGCGGCGCTTGGCCGTGTGCAGGCTAAGATGGCATTGGCATCGTATGATGCCGCTAAGCCGAGCCGAACACACAAGGCTAAACGATCGCACGGTTCGGGTGACCATAACGCTCAGCGTGCTGGTCTCTCACTGCGCGAGCAGGCTAGAAACTTGGAGGAAAACTCTGACTTTGTTGATGGCCTGTTAAGCACTCTGGTGAATAACGTAGTCGGTGCGGACGGCATTGGCGTTGAGCCTATGCCGCTGACGTATGCGGGCGATGTGCATACAGAGTTCGCGAAAGAGCTATCGACACGCTATGAGCGCTGGGGCCTCAAAGCAGACACTACTGGCAAGCATTCGCGAGCCGAGTTGGAGCGTCTTGCTTGTCGAACTTGGCTGCGGGATGGCGAGGTGTTTGGCGAGCACGTTATGGGTAACGTGCCAGGATTTAAGCATCCATCCGGCGGATTCTATTCAATTCAGGCCATGGAGCCTGATTTTTTTCCGTTTGATTTAACGCTCCTGAATGCCAGCGTGACGAATGCTATCGAGCGCAATGCTTGGGGCCAGCCCGTTAAATATCATGCTTATCTGACGCATCCGGGCGATACTTACGGCTTTAACACTCAAACTCGTGCAATTCCTGCGGAGCGAATGATGCATCTGATGCTGACTAAGCGTCTGCATCAGGGTCGCGGTGTGACCATTCTTGCCAGTTCGATGCATCGAATTTCAGGTCTCCAAAACTATGAGGAGTCTGAATTAGTAGCGGCACGCATTGCTGCGGCGATGGCCTTCTTTATCAAGAAGGGCAATCCGGAGATGTATGACACACAGAGCGATGATGGAGAGCCTCGTCGCACGATTCCTATTTCACCTGGCACGGTGTTCGATGACCTGAAAGTGGGTGAGGAAGTTGGAACGATCGAGAGTAAGCGTCCAAATGCGCTGCTGGAATCGTTTCGCACCGCGATGACTCGCATGATCTGTGCGGCCACAGGAGCCAATGCTTCGACAGTCAATAAGAAGTACGACGGCACTTTTAGCAGTCAGCGACAGGAGCTGATCGAGAGCTATGTCAGCTACGGTGTCTTATCCCAGCAATTTATCTCGCAGTGGACTCGACCGAGTTATCGAAACTGGTTGCGCATGGAGATCTTGGCGGGGCTTGAGGTTCCACCAGAAGTCGATCCCGACTCAATTATGTCCGCTTACTACCAGTGTCCGATGATGCCGTGGATTGATCCTAAGAAAGAAGCTGATGGGTTCCGCGAGATCGTTAAAAGCGGTTTTGGTACCGAGGCAGAAGTGGTGCGATCGCGCGGTAAAAATCCGCAAGAAGTGAAGCGTCAGCGCGCTCGTGAGGTCAACGAAAACCGAGAGAAAGGGTTGGTGTTTAACTCTGACGCTCATCACGAATATTACGGGAAGAACAGCAATGAAAAAGATGAAAGCGGGGCTGATCGCTCCGATGGCCAGCCTGAGTCATCCGACTGACAGCTGGTACACGATCAAAGCGGCATCCGGAGGCGTCTGTGAGATGTCGATCATGGGTGATATCGGCAGCTGGGGCATTAGTGCCAAGCAGTTTGCGACGGATTTAAAAGTGCAAGCCGAGGGTGCGAGTCTGCTGGATGTGGATTTGCATTCTTTAGGTGGCGATGTCATGGAAGGCATGGCCATCTACAACATGTTGAAAAATCACCCTGCAAAAGTGCGCATCACGATCACTGGCATTGCGGCCAGCATGGGGTCGGTGATTGCCATGGCGGGGGACGTAGTTCGTATTCCGGCTAATGCCTGGATGATGGTCCACTCGCCGTGGGGTATCCAGGGCGGAAACGCATCGGATATGCGTGATTATGCTGACTTACTCGATCGTTTCGAGGGCAGCATGATGATGGCTTACACGGCCAAGACGGGTAAGTCAGAGGAAGAAATTAAAGCGCTGTTAGCTGAGGAGACTTGGCTGATGGGTGCTGAGGTCGTTGAGCATGGCTTTGCCGACGAAGTGTTGGATGCTGTCGAAGCGGCTGCATCTATTAACTCAAAACGCGCTAAGGATTTTGAAAAGATGCCAGAAGAAGCAAAGAAAATGTTTACTGCCCCTAAGGGGCAGACAAATACTCCGCCGCCAGAGGGTGGTAAACCTCCGGCTCCAGCAGCACCGCCAGCACCTAATGGCGGCCTGACGACAGAGCAGATAAAAGCACAGGCGCTTCAAGAAGAGGCGCAGCGTCGCACGGAAGTTGGTGCTGTGTTTGCTAAGTTTGAGGGTTATGGCGACCTGATGACAGAATGTCTAAATGACATGAGCATCACGCCAGCTCAGGCTCGTGAAAAGCTGCTTGATGCAGTGGGTGCGCAGTCAGGTGCTCAGCCAGCAAAAGGCGGCTACGGTGCTCATATTAATGTGGGTAACGGCAACATTGTTGGCGATCACATGGCGAATGCCATTGCGGCTCGAGCAGGCATTGAAGCGCTTGAGAAAGACAACGGCATGCGCGGCATGACGCTACATGAGTGTGCTCGTGCGTCTCTGACCGAGCGCGGTGTGTCGACATACGGTACGGATCGCTTAGAGATGATCGGCTTGGCGTTCACGCATAGCTCATCGGATTTCGGCAACATTCTAAAAAATGTGGCGAATAAGTCGATGCTGAAAGGCGCTCAAGAAGCGCAAGAGACATTCCAGCTGTGGACGCAAAAAGGCACCTTGTCAGACTTTAAGATTACTGACCGAGTTGGCCTAGAGTCGTTCCCTACGCTGGATAAAGTGGCCGACGGTGCTGAGTATAAATCGGCTACTTTGAACGATACGGGCGAGCAGATTCAGTTGGCCACATACGGAAAACTGTTCAGCATTTCGCGTCAGACCATCATTAATGATGACTTGCAGGCGTTTACTCGAATCCCTGGCTTTATGGGGCGCGCTGCGCTTCGTACTATCGGTGACCTGGTGTATGCGATCTTGATGTCTAATCCAAAGATGAAAGATGGCAAGGCTATCTTCCATGCAGATCACAAGAACTTGATGGAAGCAGCGGCACTTGGTGTTGATTCGATCGAAGCGATGGCAACGAAGATGGCACTGCAGAAGGACTCTGGTGGAGCGGCATTAAACATTGAGCCGAGCTACTTGATTGTACCGCGCGCGCTTAAATCTCGTGCGAATGCTCTGATGAATAGCATCCATGATCCATATTCAGACAAGCCGAACTCGGTGAACACGGTGAATGGTCTTTATACGCCAGTTGCTGATGCACGCATTGATGCTGCAGTAAACGCTGGACAGCCGTTGCCTTGGTTCCTTGCTGCAGGCTCTATGTTTGACACGATTGAAGTGGCTTACCTTGATGGCAATGATCAGCCATTCCTTGAGCAGCAAGACGGCTGGAAAATTGACGGTGCTGAGTTCAAAGTTCGCCATGATGCAGGCGTGTCTGCGATGAGTCATCGTACACTGGCTAAGAACCCTGGTGTCGTTTAATAGTTAAACAGACAACTTAAATCTAATAAAACCCGCTTCGGCGGGTTTTTTATTGGGAGTTTTGAAATGAAAAACAAATTAAGCACCGGCGCTAACTTAACGCTTGTATCAAATGTGGCGGTCTTGTCCGGTTCGCCAGTAGTGATTGGTTCGATGTTTGTTGTGCCATTTTCTGATGCGGCGGTGGGTGAAGAGTTCGCTGCTGACTGGAAAGGTGAGTTTGAGTTCACCAAAGACGACTCAGAACCTGCTCAGCTTGCAATTGCATATTGGGACGGCACCGATGTGACCGCTGATCCAGGTGCGGGAGGCGCTGAAAATCGCAAAATCGGCGTATTTACTGCGGCGGCTGCGGCAAACGATACGCATGCCTCAGTGTTGCTGACTGGTGAGATCGAGTAATGGCATTGCCATCATTTGATGAGCAAGTAGCGAGCATGGACTCGCTACTACTTAGCTCTGATTCGGGGTTTGGTAGCGTGCTGCAGTATGTAGATGCCAATGGCCAGCCGCATCAGTTGAGCGTTATTCGCGTTTCGGATTACGAGCAGCGCACCATGGTATCTCGTGCTGACAAAGCGCCTACGCTTCGTCTCGGTGCAGCTCAGCATTATGAGGTTTTAACGTCCTCTATCAGCGGCTCATTTCGAGGCTGTTTGTTTTCTGTGTCGGGTGCCGAGCTTGAGTGTTCGGATATCCAGGAGATTAACGATGCTTGGTCTTTGATTGCTTTGGTGCCAAAGCAAAAGATCACAGGCGGTTCAGCTAGTTCGGGTGGTTCAAATGGCTCGTGGGTTCGAAATGAAAATTGATTTGTCTGGTGAGTCGGACATTTCCAGTCTAATCAGCGCTACGACTGAGCAGCTCGAAAGGGCTGCTCATCGTGCCATGACTAAGACTGCGCAGTGGTTGCGAACTTACTCGGTGCGTGAGTTGGGGCAAGAGCTAGGCGTTAAGCAGGAGCCACTACGAAAGCGATTCAAGGTCTTTCCCCAGCGCGGAAAGGGTGAGGTGCGTTTTTGGGTGGGTCTTGATCCTATCGCTGTGCACCGGTTGGGTGATCCGACGGTGACGGCCAGCGGGGTCAGGGTTAAAGGTCGGGATTATGACGGTGCGTTTATTGCGCCTATGAAAAGCTCTGAAAAGTTGGTTTTTCGCCGTCGTGGCAAAGAACGCACACCGATTTACAAGGTGGAGCAAGACATTAACGATGAGGCCGTCAGCGTGATTGAACGCTGGGAGCGTCGGGTGTTTGTGCGGTTTAAAGAGTTGTTTGAGCAAGAAGCTAAGGCGGTGATCAATGGGTACGCTTAAAGAGCCGTCGGATTTATACGATGCGATTGTAGAGACGCTTGGAGCCAAGCTGATTGATGGCATGGTGTTTCGTGATTACAACGAGTTCAGCGTCATGCTGGCGGATCAAATGATCCTGATTGAGTTTGAGCAAACTGGTCCAGGTCAGCGCGGGCCGGATGGTCGTTATGGTCATGAGTACCACATCACCATTCATGCCGTGTTGAGCGGTGCTAGACCAAGAGCAGCTCTTGAGGCTGTCAATTTAGCGGCCGCCGTTGAGCGAGTGACGTTTGATTGCATTTGGGGGTTGCCATCGGTGCAGTGTAAGCGCCCTGAGAATATCCGCTCAGCTCCCAGCATGTTCCAAAAAGGCGATGAGGGCTATGAGGCATGGGGTGTCAGCTTTAATCAGCGCATCTATCTAGGGCCATCATTGCTCGATGACGATCCAGTTTTCGAGTCGGCCATGATCGCAATCAATCCAACAGATTCAAACGATGAAAGCCAGTACAGCGAGGTCGACAGTGCAGGAATTAATTCGATCCTTGGTGGCTAGTGAGCTGCGACCTTATGCTGACAAGATTGCGCAACTCTATGACGAAGTAGACGACCTAAAGCGTCGCCAGCGCAATCAAAACCGAGTGGGTATCTGCAGTGCAGTTGATCCAGATAAGGCCCTAGTAAAAGTGAAGCACGGCGGCAACGAGACGCCATGGGTTAAGTGGTTTGCGCTCTATGCCGGTGACGTTAAAGAGTACCGCTGCCCATCGATCGGTGAGCAGTGTTTGCTGCTGAATTATGCGGCGGGTGATAACTCGTCTCAGTCTTTTGCTCTGTTTGGCCTGTTCAGTGATCAATTTCAAGCCCCGTCGCAAGATCCAAACGAGATCCTGCGCGTGTATCCCGACGGTTCTCGTGTCTCCTATCACACCAAAAATCACAAGTTTTTGATCGATGTAAAAGGCGATGTCGAAGTTAATGTTACTGAGTCGGCCAAGGTGGATGTCGGTAAGGATGCGACGGTAACGGCGGGCGGCATCATTAAAGCGGATGCAACAAAAATTCACTTGAATGGCGGTGCAGGTGTGGTGACGGGTGCTCATATCTGTCAGGCAACAGGCTTGCCGCATTCAGACTGTTCCTCAACGGTAACGGCGGGTAAGTAGATGGCGTTAGATGCAGAAAAAATGGCAAAGAACATTGAGGATGCTCTGACTGCTAAGGGCTTTAAGCCAACGGCCGAGCACAGTGTCGGTCACAAATATTGGCTAGGTATTTCTGAAGGCATCATAAAAAGCATTCAGGAAGATGCGGTAGTCAACGTGGAGAGCGGCCCGGGTGCAGGCTCGCAAGGGTCGGTGCAATGATTGGATTTGATCGAAAGACGGGTCGCACCATTCGCGGTTGGGACCAGTTTTTATCTCGCTTCACGCAAGTAATGACTACGCAGGTGGCTGATCGTGAGAAGCGTCGTGGCTTTGGCAGTCGAGTGCCAGAAGCGATTGGCAGAAACATGAATGATAGCTTGCTGATTTTGGCTCAGTCCTATGCGATTGAGGCATGCTACGTGCCTATCAATGGTCTATCGGATTTCTCACCAAGTCGTTGCGTGGCCTCTCGTGGAGAGGTGGGCGTTATCTTGCGTTTTTGGGGTGACTGGAACGGTCGCAGTGTGGAGTTTGAGGTGTCGTTATGATGTTTATTGCAAGTCAGAACCAACTTGCTATTCCGTCGGCACTTGAAGTGCCTAATTACGAGGATCGTCTTAGTCAGTTTAAGCAGATCGTGATTGATCATGTTGCTGCCAGTGATCCTGATATGGCGGCAGAGATCGAGTTGACGTTAGCTAATGAGGCTGAGCTTTCGACAAAGATTTTGGAGGCCTGCACTTTGGTGATGCAGACTTTGTTGCGTGAAATTAATGAAGATGCCCTGCAGATGTTTGCTTATTGGTCTGAGGGTGATGCGCTGGATGTGAAGGCCTCTGATATGGGGCTGCAGCGCCAGGTAATCGACGAGGGTGATCCTGATGCATTTCCGCCAGTTGATCCTGTCTATGAAAGCGATGATCAGCTGCGTACTCGCTACTACTTAGCGCCGCATGGGTTTAGCAATGCGGGTCCGAGACTATCTTATAAGTATCACGCCATGACGCTGGATGAGAAGCCGCTAATCACAGTGGAGTCGCCTGAGTCAAATGTGCTGACAGTGACCTATAAGTTTGAGCAGGGATCGTTTGCGGGTCAGGTAAAGGATGCGGATGGGATTCGCACTGCGCCTGGTCGAGTGAATGTGCCGATCCTTGCTCATGATGGGGATGGTACGCCATCGGCGGAGCTAATAGCGGCCACTCAGGAATATTTCGCGCGTGATGATGTGACTGTTGAGACGGACATTATCACGGTGTTACCGGCTGAAATTTTGCCTTACACAATTAATGCGATCGCCTACATCGATCGCGGGCCGGATGCGGAGCTAACGAAAGAGTCAGGCGAATTGGCATTGGCAGAGTACGCAAATAATCAGCGCCGTCTAAAAGGTGTGATTGATCCAGGCATGATCGGTCATTTGCTTTACGGTATCGGAGCTAAAAAAGTGGATGTGCTGTCGCCAGCCAATGAAATCTCCGCCAGTCGCTCGCAAGCGCCGTACTGTCAGTCAATAACAGTGGAGGTGCGCGTAAGAGATGAGTGATCAAAGCGTACTGCCTAACAACTCAAGCCTGCTCGAGCAGGGCATCGAAAAAGGCTTTCGTGAGCTGCTTTATTCAAGCGGCAATCCATATCCAGCATTGCTTAATCCAAACACTACTCCAGAGCGATTGGTGCCATACGTGGCACAGGATCGCGGCGTGGATGACTGGTACTCAGAAGACAGCATTGCTAATAAGCGCAAGCTGGCCAGCAACATTTGGGCTGTGCGCCGTCGCGCTGGTACCAGGGCAGGCATTAAAGAGTCGGTCCTATCGCTCGGCCTAGAAGCTGAGTTTGTGAATAAAGAAGCTTATCGCTTCGGTCTGATTGTGCGGGCTACCGAAGAGCCGACGCTGTCGGACACGATTGGGCGTATCGCTGCTCGTGTAGAGAAGGCTAAGTCTGAGCGTTCAGAGTTCGACATCACGCTGGCCATGGAATCACAGATCGGCATGGTGCAGGTGTTCGCGGCCAGTGCGTCTACTGAGGCATCGGGCAGTGTGTCGGGGCGATCACGTATTTCAGCAGAGCTGACTCGTGCTGTTGCGGCGCAGGCCAATGCAATGGCTGAGGCGGATAGTCGAGTAGCTGGTCGATCCACGCTTAGGGCATATCGCTATGGGGCAATGATGGGATCTGTCAATTTGGCTCATTATGAAGGGGTTATATCGTGATTGAGAATTTCTTTCATCCGGTCTTTACGGATGCGGGTCGTGCTGCAGCAGCAGACGACACAGGGCAAGGTTTAAAAACACTGATCACTCATGTGGTGATGGGGGACGGCAAGTATGCCGTGCGTGATGCTAATGGCCTTGCAACTGATGCGGGTCTTGAAGCGACAGCACTGCAGAATGAATTGCTACGTGTGCCAGTTTATACAGGCGGCAGTCCATCTGCAGGCATGTTGAATCTGACGGCGCAGGTGACCAAAGCAGGCCTGTCTGATCCTAAGTTTTACATTAGTGAAGTGGGCTTCCTTGATGCGGATGGCGTGCTGCTTGCTGTGTGGTCAAGTGCCTCGGCTAACTTGGGTTATCGTGGCGACGTGATGACCTGGTATCTTTCGCTCGGCTTGGCGTGGGTGGATTTGCCTGGCGATCAGTTCGCGGTGCAGGTTCAAAATGGTCCGCTTGCTCAGCAAACATTGCTGCAGGCACAACTGCGCGGGCAAGTAGCCGACTTTGTTAGCCAGTCCGGTGTTGAGTACTTGGACGATGATATGACGGCATTGAGCCGTGCTATGGACCTGCGTATCAATAACATCGTTGAGTCGCTGGATAAGTCGATTCGCACACCGATTGCCGTGACACCTGCCAATAATGCGGTGGGTGTGGTGATCGTGCCGACGTTAGTGGGATCGGATTACTTTTCGGCGGATGGTTACGAGTTCATCAGCGCTCAGTTCCGTATCTATGATGAGCTAGATAATCTGGTGGTCGACAGTGGGGAGCTGTCTGCGGTGACTGAATTTGCTGTGCAGGCCGGATCGCTTGAGACGTTGACCGGCTATAGCTGGGAAGTAGCCTACAAGGGGCAGCTCGGTGAAGTGGTGCTGTGGTCGGATTTCTCTGATCGTGTGAGCTTTACCACTGCAGATCAGTATATTGCGGCCCCAACAGTTATCAGTCCGACAGACGGCGCGCTGAGCATCGGTGAAACACCAACTATCACACTGTCTGCATTCAATGCAGTTAATGGTGTAGATACGCAAGTCAGCAAGCGTGTTCAGGTAGCCTCAGACAGTGGCTTTGTGAACATTGTTTGGGATAGCGGCGAAGTGGCTCCAGGCGCAACCATCGTTATACCTGAGGGTATCTTGCTGGAAGGCGAAAACACCTACTTTGCGCGCGGTAGCCATACAGGTCAGAATTTTGGTGCCAGTGCATGGTCAGCGACCTCTCAATTCACCACCAAGGATATCTTTGCTTATAACAGCGCACCGGCATTGATTGCGCCAGCCGACCTTGCGACCAATGTTGCTCGACGCCCTACACTGACCATTTCAGCCTATGGCGTAACTCCTGCGGGCTTTGATGTAGTAGATGCCGTCCAGTACCAAGTCTACGATGATGCCGAAATGACAAATCTTGTGTGGGATTCTGGTGTGCTGACATCAAACTTCACGTCCGTTCAAGTAGGCATCGATTTGCCGCTCGACACTCAGCACTACTGGACGGCGCGACACCGCGGTGACGCGCTTGGCTGGACAGATTATGCAGCAGCTATCACATTCACCACCACCGCCGCGGCACCAGGCGCAATCATGGAAGATGGCGGCATCGTTGTCGGTCAACATGATGGCTATTGGTTAATCTGTGCGCCCGCATCGATGCGCGGACAAAATATTCGCCATGGCTTATACGGAACGGATACGACACTAACTAACATCACTAGCGCCGCGACACCAGATCCGCAGAGCGGTTACGACAACACCAATACGCTAATCAACAATTATGGCAGCGTAAACGATGGCCAGGGCTCCATTGGCCCAGTAGCTGCGCAATTCTGTCGTGATCAGGGTGCGAATTACTATCTGCCAAACAAGGATGAGCTATCAATCATCGTGGCCGCCGCCGCGACGATAGACGCCAACGATCAAACGTCCGGCATTACCTTTGCCAGCATGAGTACGAACTACATTTGGTCGTCGACCGAATACAGTAGCACCGGCAGCTGGATCGTGCGAGCCAGCGACGGCGTCGTGCACAACGGCAGTCGCAACGACGATTGGTTTGTCGTGCCCGTCCGGAGGATGGCTGTTTAATTTTTCTTTTTTTTGCGGATCTGCAATCTGCACATAAATGGAGTGGACTGTGGATTTGCAATCATACGAGAAAACACCGATTTATCGCCGCTCTCGCGATCTACTGCGCGATGCGCACCAAGTCTCGGCGCAAATGAATAAGGCTTATAAGTACACACTCGGAAGCAAGTTAATCGACTATGCGCAAGAGCTGTGCGAAGCCGTGTTTATTGCGTACGAAGAGCGTGACGATAACGAAGCCAAGTTGCGCGAGATCAGAGTGATCAAGCGCGCAACGCAAAGGCTGCTAGTGACGTATCGCATAGCAAGCGACTTGCATCAAATATCTCGGCCACTATACGCCACACAAATCGAGGCGTTAGTGAGCATTATTAAGCAGGCGCGAGGTTGGCAGAAGAAACTAGAAAATCCTACGGAGTAGTGTCAAGCCAGAGTGCGCCGAGCCACGGCAGGCGCAGAGCGCATATTACCTCGGATTGCGCCGCCAGATCGGCAAAAGCGTAAGCAGTACCGCCGCGCGGCAACGTGCGACGGAACGTGGAGAGCGCAATCTAACAGTAGCAACAACAGCTGGATCGTGCGAGCCAGCGACGGCAACGTGAACAACAACAATCGCAACAACGATTGGTTTGTCGTGCCCGTCCGGAAGTAAGTAAATGACACTAAAACTCAGGGATAGCTACACGTTTGAGCTGATGCTCAATGCGTATATGGATTGCAGGAAGTCGAAGCGCAATAGTCGCTCGGCCATTGCATTTGAAACAAGATTTGAAGAGCGACTGGTTGATCTGCTCGACGAGCTGAATGGCGGATCATACGAGATAGGGCGATCAAGCGTATTTGTTGTAACAGAACCAAAGCCTCGCGAAATATGGGCGTCAGATTTTCGTGATCGCGTGATACATCACCTGATCTATAACGATATCGGTCGTTTTTTCGAGCGCCGATTAATCGAGGATACATTTAGTTGCATTCGTGGTCGCGGATCGCTTGCGGCATCTGATCGGCTAAAGCGACATCATGCCAGCATTACACGTAATTACGCTTCGGATTGCTGGTATTTGCAGTTTGATATTAAGAATTTCTTTGTCAGTATCGATCGATCCAAGCTTTGGGAAATTCTTTCGCAGCACGTGGGCGGCGACTCGCTTACGAGCCGAACGCTAAAGCAGATTGTTTTTAACGATCCGACCGAGCGAGCGATCTTAAAGCAAGGCGACTTTTCCAGCGTGCCGCGACATAAGTCGCTTTGGTATGCACCCAAAGGGAAAGGCTTGCCGATTGGCAATCTTACTAGCCAGTTTTTCAGCAACGTTTATCTCAATCCACTAGATCAATTTATCAAACACAAACTAAAGGCGCGGCGATACGCTCGCTATGTCGATGATGCTGTGATTTTGCACGAGGATCGCGATCAACTGGAGCTCTGGTTAGCAGAGATCGATCAGTTTTTGCAGGCTGAGCTAATGCTAAGTCTGCACCCAGATAAATGCTTTATAAAACGAGCAAGCCAAGGCATTAATTTTGTCGGCTACGTCGTCAAGCCATGGCGGCGCTATACCCGATCAACCACGGTAAATAAAGCGAAACGAGCAAAGTCGAGAGAGTCGATCAACAGCTATCTTGGCATCATGCGGCGCAGTAATAGCCACAACATACGAAAAGAGATATGCCAGCAGGCGGCCATGCCGACTTTGCTTGCGCATGATTCGGACTACACAAAAATGGTGGAATTATGAAATGACAAAATTTGGCATCTATAACGTAGACGATGAGTCGATCGTATGTGATCCCATCGAAGACAAAGAGCGCTTGTGCTCAATTCTGGAGCGACACGGCGTGTCGGCTGAGTCAATCGAGTTTGATCAAGCCGAGCGATTGCACCACTTGCTAGTGCTGCCATCTATCGACGAAAAGCCAGAGCCGCCTAAGCCTCTCGGGTACGCTGGTCGCTTAACGCGCTGGGCGTATGACGCTGAGCGCGAAGCGCTGGTGCGCACAGTGGAATGGTCTAAAGTCGACTTCGACACATTTGAGCGCGAGCTATACGAACATCTAGCGTCGGAAGAATCTCGCGCGTTGAAGCAGGTTAAGGCTGGCTACACAGACGAAGCGGTGGAAACGTGGGATCAGCAACGATCGGAAGCTGACAAATGGACGGTGGACAACACTGCCAGCGTACCAATGCTGCAAAGTCTGGCAGTTGAGCGCGGCATTACGGTCGCGGAGCTGGTCGAAAAAGTATTAGCCAAAGCCAATCAAGCCGCGGCGGCCACTGGTCTAGTGCTTGGCTCTGTCCAAGGCGCGGGCGACAAGATCGAAGCTCTGAAAGCCTTGGCAGAATTGCCCGCCGACTGGTTCGAGCAAATGCAAGACATTGCCGACACCTGGCAAACAAACTGGCCGCAAGAGCTGCTAGGGGGTTGATATGCCTAAAGCATGGCTTTACTGCTTAGATCATCATTTTGAGTACGAACACCCGCTATTAGCAGGCATCGAGTTTCAAAACGAATGGGCAACCATTTCTAACTCCAAGATGATCGTTAACCCACGCTATGCGTGGGACGGTTGTTCGCCAAAGATTCACGTTTTGGGTTTGTTCGCTGTCGGTACTCCTGATGGCTGTTTGCGTAACGGTAAACCGTGGCTGTATTACGACAGCCTGGTACATGACGTGCTATGTCAGTTTCGTGATCAATTGCCGCTAAGCAAAGCGGGCGGCGTGACAATTTGGAATGATCGGCTGACAGCGTCAGAGTGGCCGCTGCGGCCACTGTATGTGTTCATGGTGGATCGGTTCGGTCCGCAAGACTTTTTGATTGACTAATATGGCCGCGAAAGCGGTTTTTTCATTTCTGGAGCCTCGCATTTGCGGGGCTTTTTTGTGTCCGGGGATCGTAATGAAGCAAAGCAAGAAAGATTACAAGGTGCTCGCCAGTTTCAAATGGCGTGAGCGCTGGACGGAGGTGGGAGAGGTTCTTTCCTTGCTTCCAGCTGAGGCGCAGCAGTTGTTGCGTATGAAAAAAATTGAGTTGGTAAAAGAGGCGGCAACTACCGCATCAAAAACCACCTCCGCAACTAAGGAGAGCTAATCATGCCGCTGAATGATGCGTTTGAGCATAACGGTATTTCGATTATTACGAGCGAACCGCCACCGCCAATGGGGCCACCAGGTGAAGATGTCATCGCGTGGGTGGTTACGGCACCAGACAAGCATGCTGATGTAAATTTCAGTATTGCATTTCGTGTGGCGAATAACACGCAGGCCGCGATGCTTGATACAACAGGCAATGAGCTTGGTACAGGGTGGCATGCTGCTACCGAGACTTTGAAGAAAACGCAGGTCGTTCAATACTTCATTGTGGTGCCTGAAGGGGCTGACGACACGGCAACGATGAACAACATCCTGGGCGGAATCGATGCTGCAACGGGTCGTAAGACTGGTATCGCGGCGCTGGCGGAATGTCCTGAGCGTCCAACTATCATCGCTGCCCCTGGCTTTAGTAACAACAAGCCGATTGCAGATGCTTTGGCGGTGATGGGTAAGCGTCTTATGTGTCGTGCAGTGATTGATGGTCCAAGCGGAAGTACGCAGACCATGATTGACTTCTCTGCTCAGTTTGGTGGTGATGATACGGGTCATGAGCGCTTGTATGCGGCTGTGGAGAATCCAACGATTTACAGCAAAGCAGCTGGAGCGGATATCTATGTACCGCCGTCCATTCATGCGGTGGGCGCTATGGCATCCCGCAAGCAATGGGAATCGCCTGGTAACTCTGGCGTGCTGATCAACGATGTGTCGCGCACCATTGATTACAACATCATGGATAAGACAACGGAAGGTGATCTGCTCAATAAGCACGGCCTGTCCTTCTATGCGCGCACGACAATGGGCGGATTCTCGCTGATTGGCAACCGTTCGATTACGGGTAAGTTTATTTCGTTTGTAGGTCTTGAGGATACGATCGCTCGTAAACTTGAGGCGGCTTCTCAGCGTGCCATGTCTAAAAACCTGACCATGTCGTTCATGGAGCAGGAGGTCAAGAAGATCAACTTGTTTGTGCAGGATCTAATTGCTGCGGAAGTGATTCCTGGTGGCGAGGTGTACTTGCATCCTGAGCTGAACACCGTTGAGCGTTACAAGAATGGTTCTTGGTACATTGTGGTGGATTATGGTCGTTTCTCTCCAAACGAGCACATGATCTTCCATTTGAATGCGGTCGACTCGATCGTGGAAGAATTTTTAGAAGAGGTGCTGTGATATGGCGGGTCAGTTTACTCGTATGCTGGTGGCGGCAACCATTAATGGTCAGCCGTTGCTGGGTGAAGTTGGCGACTTTACGCCGCCGAGCATCACGAAGACTATGGAGTCTGTGCGTGGTGGTAAGTTCATTCCGTCAGAGATTATGGTCGGTCTGGATCAGATGGAGTACTCCGTGCAGATATTCGGTGCAACTGCTGAATTGCTGCAGAGTTACGGTCTGTCTGCTGGTGAGTTTCCGCAAGTTGATGTTAAAGAGGCTTTGCAGGACGAAGACGGCAATCGTGTGATGGTTCATTACAGTTTGTCCGGTGAGATTAAGAAGGTGGAAGAGTCAGCGGTGTCTATGGGCAGTAAGCCAGAGGTGACATTCACTGGATCGCCATTTGCTTATAAGAAGCTGCAGGGTGGTCAGACCATCTACGACATCAATACCAAGACTCAGGTTATCGATCTTGGTCAGGGTGACATCATGGCTGAACACCGTCGCGCCGTGGGTCTGGCGTAGTTTTTTGGATTCTCCTTTTTTGTTGTTTTGTTCTGGGTCACTTCGGTGGCCCTTTTTTATTTTGGAGCAGTTATGTCAAAGCAAGTCGCACCACTTTACACACCAACTGTCATGTCATTGCGCTGGCCAATCAAGAGTGACAAGGGCGAAGATTTATGCGAGCTGACGCTCAAGTTAATTGATCATGGTGATCATGCTGCGGTGCTGGATAGTGATCCAGATGAGCGCGAGGCGTTTGCTGAGTTTGCTCGCCTGTCCTGCGGTCTTTCTGCAGATGAGGTTAAGCGCCTTAAAGCGCCGGATTGGAATAAGTTGCGCTTACAGTTATCTGACTTGGTGACAAAAGGCAGTGAGCATTTCCTAAAGTCGTCCGGCGTGAAGTTTGAAAAAGATTCTCCAGTGCTGTTGAAGCCTTTGTTCGGAGATGATGGCCAGACGATCACTAAGGTTGATCTTGAGGTTCCATCGGTGGCGACGACGGATCTTATGCGTAAGCAGGCAGATGCAGCGGCTCGAACTGACTTTATTACGATGTCTTGTGCGGGGCTGAGTAAAGCCGAATTGGCTCAGTTGAGCTGCCCTGATTGGAATTACCTGCAGGGGCGCTTAAACGATTTTTTAAACGAATCGGCGGACTTCTTTCAGTAAGGGACGCCGAGGTTTTAACGGACATTATTCCGCTGGTGTACAACGTGACTGAGCGGGAGATTTTATCTTGGCCAGCGGATAAGGCTATTCGTCGTTATAAGTTGGCTATTAAGCGCCTGAATCGGGAGTAAGTTGTGGCTGATAATAAGTACAGTATTGCGCTCTCGGCGGTTGATAAGTTTAGCGCGCCGTTTAAGTCGTTTGAGCAGACGAGCGAGAAACTGACGGAAGGCTTGAGAGTTCAGCAGGCTGAGCTGCGTAAGCTGAATAGTTCAGCATCGGATTTGCGCGCCTTTGACAGCGTGCAGGCAAAGCTGGAGCAAACGGCCAGTGCTATGGGTAAGGCCAAAGCAGCAGAGTCTGCTTTGGCCGTGGAGCATGACCGGCTGTCGTCAGAGTTGCAGCGCAGCGGCGTAGCGATTGATTCGGCTAAGCAAAAGCACTTTCAGCTGACATTGCAAGTGGAGGGGGCTGAGAAGCCGACTCGCGCATTGCTCAGAGCTCAGCGTGAAGCTGGGCAGATGGTAAAGCAGCTGGAGCGAGAGCATGGGCAGCTGGGTAAGCAGCTTGAGGCGACGGCTAGGGACCAGGAGCGTGCCGCTCTAAAGACTTCGCAGTTATCGGTTGAGCATCAAACGCAAACTAATCGCCTTGCCGGCTTAGAGTCTGGTTTATCGGAAGCTGGTGTTGATGCTCGTCGATTCGCTGAGGAGCAGGAGCGCATTAAGCGTGAGACGGATCAGGCGAACGACGCTCTAAAAATGCAGCAGACACGGCTAAAGTCTGTGTCTGATGCGCAGGGGCGAATGGATGCCAATCGAGCGGCTCGTGCTGATCTGCGTGGCCAGGTGTTGGAAACGGCCGCAATGGGCTACATCGCTGCTCAGCCGATTCGGGCGGCGATCAATTACGAATCCTCAATGGCCGATGTTAAAAAGGTCGTTAACTTTGAGGACGATGCTGAAGCCGACAAGATGGGGCGCGACATTCTCAAGATGTCGACGCAGATCCCGATGGCGGCGGATGGCATTGCAGAGATTGTGTCAGCTGCTGGCCAGTCGGGTGTGGCAAAGGCTGAGCTATTAGATTTCGCAACGTCAGCGGCCAAGATGGCTACTGCGTTTGATGTATCCGCTGAGGAGGCGGGTAGTACCATGGCGGCATGGCGAGCCTCTATGGGCTTGTCACAGGATCAGGCGGTCGCTCTAGCGGATGCGACCAACTATCTGTCGAACAATATGAATGCTCAGGCAAAAGATATTGCAGGGGTGCTCAAGCGACAGGGTGCCGTGGCAATGGGGGCGGGTCTTAACGAGACTCAAGCGGCATCTCTTTCAGCGGCACTGCTTTCAGGTGGTGCGGGTGAAGAGGTAGCGGCCACGGCCCTCAAGAATATCACCGGTGCTTTAATGAAGGGTGATACAGGCACGGCGGCTCAGCGCGGTGCCTGGGCTGATTTGGGTTTTGATCCGAATCAGCTGGCCAGCGATATGATGACGGATGCTCCAGATACCATGATCAGGGTATTTGAGGCGATGCAGGATGTGCCTGAGGAGCAAGTGAGCGCCTTGGTGTCCACGCTCTTTGGTGAAGAGGTGAAGGGCTCGGTTATGCCGATGCTGAAAAACCTTGATAACTTGCGCAACTCATTTGAAATGACTGCGGATGCCACTAAGTATCGCGGCTCAATGGAAGATGAGTATCGTGCCAGGTCAGCTACGACGGCCAATGAGATACAGCTCCTGTCTAATAAGTTTGAGCGCCTGCAGATAAGTGTGGGTACGCTCTTGCTCCCTGCGCTAAACGACTTGCTGGGTCCGATTGCGGACGGTGCGGATATTTTGGCTGATGCAGCTGAGAAGTATCCAACCATTGCGAAGGGTATCGCCATGGTTGGTATTGGTTTGGTTGGCCTAAAGGTCGGTGCGCTGGCATTGAAGATGGTGGGTCTTCAATTTGGCCAGGGCATGAATGCTATCAAGCTTGGTCGAGCTAAGCTAAATGCTACGACTGGCAATACTGCGAAAAGTGCCACGCTCGCGGATCGCGCGTTGCGCCGCATGAATGCCACGATGAATCGAATGGGTCGTGGTCGTTCTGCGTTTTCTGGTGCGGGTGCGGATCTTGGTGATTATTCGGGTGGAGACAGTCGAAAAGGTAAGAAAGGTCGACGTTTTAAGGCGGGTAAATGGGGCCGCATTGCTGGCATGGTGTCAGGTGGTGCGGCTCTGTCGATGATGTCGGCCAGCGCGGATGCTGGTGAGTTGGCTATGGCGGGCGCGGATGCAGCGGGTGCTACATCTGAGCTGTTGGGTGCTGCGCCGATGGCTGCGCTCAAGACGGTGGGCAAACTGGTGAAGCCGCTAGACCTTTTGTTGTCTGGTGCTGCGCTATCTTCGACGGTGGCCAATGGTTCTGCTGAGGAAATCGGAGCAACGTCTGGCGATATCGTCGGGGGTCTTGGTGGCAGTGCTGCCGGTGCGATGGCGGGTGCTGCGATCGGTTCTGTGGTTCCGATCGTTGGGACGGCTGTCGGTGGCATTATTGGCTCGATAGTAGGTGGTCTTGGTGGTGGTTCGATTGGTGAGTGGGCTGGCGGCAAGATCGGCTCATGGTTCGGTGATGACAAGCTAAATGGTAATACCGACAAGCTGCCCTCACCTGAGAAAGTCCAAAAGGAAGTCACAAAGAGCGAGACTAAGCGCATCGTGTTTGCGCCGTCTATCTCGATCCCGGCCTCGTCTGGTGATATCGATGCGGACAAACGCTTGATCGATGCCCTAATGGAGCGCATGAAAGCTGAGTTTGTTCCGCTGATGAGTGACGGTGATTTGTCTGTGCGTATGGATGCGACGTTGATGGATGGAGGTTCGGCATGAAAAAGCAGTTAGCGCTGGGCAGTTTTGTGTTCAGCACTCAGGGCGGGACGGCTTATGAGCAGTTGCAGCGCCGCTCAAGCGGCGGCTGGGTTAATGTCGATCTGATGGGGTCTAAGCCTCGCTCCCATAATACGGGGCAGGGGCCGGATGACATTACTATTAGTGGTCAGGTGTATGGCGGTGCTGGCATGGATGTCTTGGATGATCTCCGTGCCATGCAGGTCGAGCGGGTGCCAAAGGTGCTGGTCGATGGGCTTGGGCGCAACTTGGGTCGCTGGAAGATCATGGAGATTTCCGAGACTCAGCGCCGCGTGATCGATGATGGTACTGCCATGGTGATTGATTTCAGTATATCGCTGCAGGAGTACGTGGATGATGCAAGTTAGATCCATTGCTGGCGACACAGTTGGCACCTTGCTTTTTCGTCATCTTGGCAGAGACGACGATGAGGCTGAGGCGGCTTTTTATGCGGTTAATACTGGCGTGGCTAAGTATGGTCCGGTGTTGCCGTCCGGTGTGGTGGTTAATATCCCTGATATTGCGCCACCACCGCTGCAGACAGTGGTGAGTGTATGGGATTAGGTTTTACTCCGATTGTTCGTGTGCGCGGGGCGCATGCGGCCATGATCAACCAGCGCTTGATCTCTTGGGAGCTGGTGGATGACTCGGGTTATCAGTCTGACCAGTTGACGCTGCGCGTGGATACGCAAGGGGTCTCTGGTTTGCCGCGAGAGGGGGATTCTGTTGGTCTTGAGGTGGGTTATGCCGAGGACTCGTCATTGACGGATAAGGGTGATTATAAAATCACCCGCATCATGCCGCGCCTATTTCCTGACAGTGTGACGATCGTGGCCACGGCCGCACCGTTTCAAGTGGATGATCGGACCGAGTATAAAAAGCGCCGCTCGCGTAGCTTTGAAAATATCTCTCTGGGAGAGTTGTTTCGCAATATTGTCCGATCGCATGGCTTTGAGCCTCGTGTAGCGGGTGATTTGGATGCTATTCAGCTCGACCATGTGGATCAAAGTGACGAGACGGATATGAGTTTTATTAGTCGCCTGGCTAAACGGTACGACGCGATCGCTAAGCCGGTGAATAATCTCTATGTGCTGGCTCGTCGTGGGCAAATCAAAACCATATCGGGTCAGTCTATGCAGCCGGTGCCGGTGTCATTGCCAGCTGACAATAAGCCAACCAATCAAAGCTTTATCAATGCCAGTGCCGACTTGGCCAGCCGCGGCAATTTCAATGGGGCCATTGCGACCTATTGGGATGCTAATACCGGCAAGGAAGAGGAGGTGTCTCGTGGTGAAGCGCCATTTAAAAAGATCCGTGACCAGCAAGACAGTCTGCTGCAGGCGGAGGAGGCTGCAAGTGGTGAGCTGCGCAAGCTCAAGCGAAGCGGTATAAAAATCAAACTGGATATGCCTGGCAATCCTGCATTGGGTGCGGAGGGCTTAATCAGTGTCGGAAACGGCTTCCCTGATTATATGCAGGGGAGTTGGTCAATCGACCGAGTGATCTCTCGCGGGTCACGAGGTGAGGGTTATCGCTGCTCTGTTGAGGCTAGCGAGCCAGTCTGACTCAGGCTTCCCGTCATCTTATCCACTGAAAAAGTGGGTAATCATAAAAAAGCCCGCTAAATCAGCGGGCTTTTCCTTTCCTGCGCGTTCTGCGCAAATCAAATCAATGTTTCTTTTCTGTTAGTGCTTTGACCATGTGGGCGGGTATTTGCGCCTCGCTGACTGTGGTCTGTAGATCGCCGCTGGCTTTGGCGATGTTCAGGTACTTTTGTTCCATGCTTTGTGCGTGGAGCTGTAGTCGCTGCCATTCTCCGCGCGGGATCGACACTCGATCCGTGGCGTATTCGTGGGCCAGTCGGATAAATTCGCTTACGTTCTCGCATCGGGAATACGTGGCTAGTCTTGCCCATGCGTTGGCTTCAAATGCTAGTACGCAATCGTGGCCGTGTTCGTCATCAATAATAATGCGCGCCACCTCGCTTGGGTCGAATTGTTCAGCGTGTTGGCCATAAAGCATCTTTACTACGTCACGGCGGCGGTATCCGAATAGGCTGTTTATCTGGCTATGCGTCATCCAGTGGCGACCGTCTGCGCTGACGGCTGGCGTGCACTCCCACCCTCTGAAAATAAAATCCCGCTCAGCGGCGGTCATGTCGTTCAGATGTAGGGTTTGATCTATTGGTTGTGGTTGGTTGCGCTGGCTCCAGTGCTGGTACAAAACCTCGTCACATTCGTTTTGGTAGCGGATGATGGTTTCTTTCAGTTCTGGTTTGACTTTGTTTGGGCTGATCGTGCATAGCCAGCCGAAAAGCTTTCTTAGTGGAATGCAAATGACTTCGCGTCTTTGTAAGTCATTTGGAAGCTGTATCACCATTTTGGTGATGCAGAACCTTTTGCTTTTTTCCGATAATTTTCTTTGCTGCGTTTGCCAGGCAAGGCCGATTCCTTCGACAATCGGTTTCATTGGCGTGTGGGGTTCGCCGTGGTGGTCGATAATGTATAAGGTGTTGCCGTGGAAGTTTACGGGAAGGGTGTTAATTGTAGTTCTCCTGTGTGTCGTGTTTACCGCCACAAAGAGAGGCTAAACAAATGGTGGCGGATCGAACGGATTAGCCTTACCGTACACAGGGAACGGCGGGTATAAATACCCTCCGAACGATCCACCATAGAGGCGTGCGTAGGCCAAAAAAAAACACGCTAAAGCGAGGCGTGTTCATGACCTCTGTGTTTGAGCGGAAGGCTAATTCCGGCACTGGATTTTGCCAATGCCGTTGCAGGATAGCCCCGCCTTATTGCTTTTGTCAATTTTAGGGCTGCGTGGAGGTTTTCTCCATGCGTCATTTTTAACAACTTAGAGCAACAGGGGTGAAGATCACCACGCTTCATTTATGTGTTACCAAAATGGTAACGCGGGTTTTTTGGGCGGTATGGTGATTTTCACCATACCCTACGATTGTCTAGGTTTTATCTCCTTATTTCTCGATTTGCTATTATGGAAGATGGCGGTCTTTATGGCGTAGTCAAGAAAGTGTGCCTCCTCGCAGTGCGGCTTGATCTTGGCCATCTGCTCGTCAATCCTGTCGCATAGGCTTTGCAGTTCATGCTCCTGAAGTGATTCGTGGGCAATCCTTCCTAGCTCGGAAATGGCTTCAGATAGAGATTGTAGATTTTCTTTGTCGCTCATTGGTTTTCTCTCCTTCACTGTCTCTTATGTCGAATGTGGCTGCATTGTCGCATCGTGGACAGAAAACTATATTCCCTGTCTTTCTCTTGCCCACCCAGCCGCAATGGGCGCAAATTACGGGCTGCATGGTCTCTTTCACTTTTTGCCGCCTTCTGCCATCGCTTTGATCACGCCTAGTGTCATCTGGCAATCCGCTAGCGCTCGGTGCGCTTTCCCTTCGATCACAACGCCTTGCTGTCTCGCGGCATTACCTAGGCGCTGCCATTTGTACTGCTCTCGGTAGTTGTCCCATTCCCCGTAAAACGCTGCGTAAGCGAGCATTGCGCATTCAGCATTGCTCCACTCACCGCCGTAAAACACTGGGTCTAATTCGTGCTTGCTGTTGGTTTGGTAGATAATTCTTAGGTCGTAGTCGGCGCTGTAAATGATCAGCTTGCGACCGCTTACGATGGCTTTGAATTGATCGACGATCATTGGCCATGTCGGTGCGCTGGCCACCATCTCGTTGGCGATGCCGTGGATGCGCGTTGCGTCCGCTGGGATCGGTCGAGTCGGCTTGATCAGCGTATCCATTAGCACGGCTCCGGTGCAGTCGATAATACTGATCTCTACGATCTCGGCATTGCCGCCCAGTCCGGTTGTCTCAGTGTCCAAGATAAGCGCATTCTCGTCGATCCATGCTTGTGCTTTTTCTGTTGGGGTCATCATGTTATTCGTCCTCTGATTTCATGTGTTGTATGCATGTCGGGCAAATCGGGCCGCCCACTTCGTCGTCAGTCTCATATGAGCGCCAGCCAGATTTATGCAGGTCGTCCACTGCATAGCTCATGGCGGCCGTTTCCACGTACTTTACGCGAAAGCATTGCACGCACTCAGCTTTTACGACACGGATGTGCCCAAGGTTTGTCGGATTGATGGCGTGGGTTTTTACTTTCATGGTCGCGCCTCCAGTTTGGCCAGCGCTGCGCGCACTGATCGCGGGCAGGTAGATAGGAATCGGCTTTTAAGGTCGGCTGGCAGGTTCTTAAAGCCAGATAGCGGTGTGCTTTGAATTACTTTATAATCGTGTGCAGACATAGGAGTCTCCTAGTCAGAGTTTTTGTGTCGATCCGCCCCATTGAGTTGCCGCTCGTGGGGCTTTTTTTTATTCCGTTTCGCTGTAGTAGCCTTCGCCGTTTTCATAGGCTGCAAACAGAAGGTCGAGCGCTTCAATCGTGAGGTCTTTGACTTTGGCTCGCTCCAGTGAGTTTGGGTCGAACTTGTTGGCAGACATTACCTTTAGTCTAGCGTGGTATGACGCCGGAATGTCGACCGATAGGCGTTGTGGGCCTAGCGTCTTCTGTACTACTTCCTCTTTTGATTTCTGGATTGCTGCGCTCTGGCGTGGTGGTCGGGTAGTCAGCCCTCCTGTTTTTTTATCACTCATAGTTGTTCTCTCATTTCTTTAAGTTCGTTGGCGATGGCTCGGATTTCGAGGCGCGTCTTGTTGTCTTTGGGTAGGTCTACGACGCTGCCACCAACTTTGGCGGTGTTTGGGTAGTCGACCTTTTGTGTGGTTGCGCTGCGCATAATTGGCAGCTCGTAGCCTTTGAGAGCCTCTAGGATCTCGCTGGATAATGTGGTGTTTTTGATTGCGCGGCTCACTAGGAATGCTGCGTGCGGTTTGCCTTCCATGATTTCTTGGCGGTCTTTGACTAGGTCGACCAGGTCTGCACATGCCCAAATGTCATACGGGCTTGGCTGTGTGGGGATGATTACAATGTCCGCGCTTTTGATTGCCGCCACGGCCAGTTCGCTAACTTGCGGAGCGCCATCAATGATGATCCATTCGTTATCGTTAGCCAGCTTGCGCAGGTCGCGTGCTACGCCCTTGCCCATGCGAATGACTGGGCATAAGTCCTGGTCGCCGTCTCTCGTGTCTGACCAGTCCGTTGCTGATCCTTGTGGGTCAAGATCAACGAGCATGGTTTTTTGGCCCTCAGCGTGTAGCCAGCTGGCCACGTTGGTGGCGATGGTGGTTTTGCCGGCTCCACCCTTTTGGTTGAGTATTGCCACTACAGTAGTTTTTGGTGCCATGTTTTTCTCCTAGTCTTGTTTTGTGTTTTTGTATTTTTGTACAAATGTACATTTGTTGCAAGTCTAAATTTAACGCATTTTCTGTAATCTTCTATCTTTCTCTCCATCTGTACCGATAAAAACCTTTATTAATCAATGGTTTCCTTTCTTACTCGTATCTGTGGATTTATTTCGCAGGTGCTGTACCTGAGCCTTTCTTGATTCGCTTTCTAGTATGTTGGGTGCTCTGGCCTTACTCTTTTGGCGCTTGCGCCAGTGGTATATGTGGGCGACTTATCTTCTCTAGTTTTGTGTATCTTTTCTAATCCGCTCCTTCATAGTGC